TCGAAGTGCGCGCCAGTTGGCTGCTGGAGACGGAGAGCGACCCGCGCAAGACCATCGAGCTTCTTCCTGACTGGGAGCGCAATTGGGGATTGCCTGACCCGTGCTACGACGCGCCGCAATCAATCGCGGAGCGGCAGCACGCGCTGGTTCAGCGCATGACAATCGAGGGCGCTCAGTCTCGCGAATTCTTCATCGAGGTCGCGGCGTCCATCGGCTACACGATCAGCATTCACGAATATCGCGTCTGGGTCGTCGGCCTCGATAGGTGCGGAGACAATCGCGTCTACGGCGAAGAGCCGCTGCCGATGTACAACGAATGGGGACAGGTGATCCTCGACCCGCGCGGCACGGCGCTTGAGGTTGGTGAGCTATCGGCGTGGCCCAACTACGGCATCGGCCCGCCAGCCAATCGCTTCTATTGGACCGTGCATGTCGATCAAGCCAAGCTGACATGGTTTCGCGTGTCGTCAGGTCAGTGCGGCGTTGATCCGCATCTCCGCATCGGTCTTGCTGACGACCTCGAATGCCTGCTCAATCGCTGGAAGCCAGCGCACACTAAAATCATCTTCGACTATTCGGGACTGTCGATGCCAGCAGAGCGGCAGATATGGTTTCGCGTGTCAGTACACCAATGCGGCGTCGACCCGATGTGCCGCATCCTTATCGCCGGGACACCATAGGAGGTTAAACGTGAGATACAACGCGCCGTTCGGCAACAGCGACATGGATGCCAGCTACGTCAATGGCAATCCAGAAACCGGAGTGATGGGATCAATCCCGCCTGCGGAGAGCATCGAATATCCGCAGCGTGAGCTTCACCACTTCATCAACTTCAGTGGCCTCGCTCCGACCAACGCTGATCTGAACCAGCTTGCGAAGGCGGTGCAGATGGGCAAGGTCAACTACGGTGCTGACGTTGGCGAGCCTAACAAGATAGCGATCACGCCTGTCGTTCCCATCTCTGGCTACTCTCTGGGGCTGCGCTTCATCATCAAGGTCGGCTACGGCAACACTTCTTCGGTCACGGTCAACGTCAGCGGCTACGGTCAAGTGCCGCTCATTCACACGGACCTGACGCCGATGCTGGCCTATGAGTTGCTGGCCGGTCAGTTGATCGAGGTCGCCTATGATGGCGCGAACTTCCAAGCCATCGCGGGCGTGCAACCGGGCGGCAGTTCGGTGACGCTGACCGCGCCGACCTATCTCTACGTCAACGCCAACACCGGCGATGACACGCTCTACGATGGCACTTCGGCTGCGCCAACGGGAGAACACGGCGGACCATTCCGCACGTTGCAGAAAGCGCTCGCCACCATGACCAAGTATAATCTTGGTGGATGGTTCTTCTACATCATGATCGCACCGGGCGTTTACACATCGACCGACCCGATCAGCTTCCCGCTCCCCAACGGCTCAGGCGTCGTCTCGCTACAGGGCAACTCGGCGGACCCTGCCGCAACGCTGTTCTTCAACACCGGCAAGGGCTGCGTCTGGCGTCCCGCCTCTGGCGGCTACTGGCATGCCTATGGCTTCAGCTACCGTGCGACGGCACCGATGCCGGGTGACAACGGCGGCGGCGTCTGGGTCGCAGGCTCCACGACATGGGTGCAGGGGCATTCGCAATACGAGGCGATGCCGGGGACGAACCTTATCTCAGGTCCAACCTCTTTCATGTTCATCGACGGCGATCACGCCATCAACGGGAATTGCGCGGCGCATCACCACGGCTACGCGAACGGCGTCAACTACAACAACACCGGCATCGCCAGCGTCGAGCCGACGATGACCATCAAGCAGCCGATCAACATCTCGCAGGCGTTCTCGATGGCGACGCACGGCGGGCAGACGCGCGAGATGTGGCGGTCGATCACCGGGGCAGCCAATGTCACCGGGCGCAAGTACTGGGCCTCGATGAACGGCACGGTGGACAGCGCACAGCGCGGTGAAAACTATCTGCCGGGGACAATCGCCGGATGGAAGGAAACTGGAGGACAATACTCATGAACGACATGCCGACGCAGTTCAACACGGCGAGCGGGTTCACCGCTGCGTTCGTCACCACGGATGACCGCTACTGGGCAATCGGCGGTGATGTGGCGAACGTCTACCAGAGCAAGACGAACACCGTCGTCCCGGTGAGCAACGCCGACTTCATCACTTGGCAAGAGGGGTTCGGTGCGCCAACGCCCATCGGCAGCGAGGCTGAGCTTGCCTCCGTGCTGAAGAACACGCCGCTGCTCCCAGAGTGGATGTTCAACGCACCGACATTCATCCAGCCTTCGCCGGGGGCCTACACCAAGGAGCAGCTTGCCGCCTACAACGCCGACGCGCGCTGGCGCAAGGAGCAGGGCGGCATCACCACCACGGCGGGCTTCCCGCTCAGGACGGACGACAGAGCGCAAGCCAAGATCACCGGCACCTACACTGCCAAGAACGAAGTGCCGTCCGTCACCACGCCTTGGCACGACGCTGACGGCGCGGTGCATATACTCGATGCTGGCGGGCTGCATCAGCTTCACGTTGATCTTCTCACCCACATCAATAACTGCTTCTCGATTTCGGCTGATGTGATCGCGGCGATCAATGCTGGTTCTGTCACCACGCTCGCGGCGATTGATGCGGCCTATGCCGCACCGATCACAGCGGCGCGTAAAAACTGGCTCAGGCCACCGGCTGCAAAAAAAGAGAAGTGAGCCATGACCGTAGTCAACATCACCGTCGAGAACGACGCCGACTTCTATCGCGTCTTTCAGTACACGACCATCAGCGGCGTCCCGATCAACATCACGGGCGCTTCGATGGTGATGATGCTGCGGCGGCGCGCCAGCGATGAAGCGGCGGTTCTAAAACTCAGCACCGACACCGGGGAGATGGTTCTTGTTGACCCGCTCAACGGCATGTTCTCGGTACGCATTCTGCAATCGCAACTGGTGCGGCTTGCGACCGGCGACTATCAGCACTCCAACGTCATGACCACTCCTGCGGGCAAGCGCAGTCTGTGGACCGGCACGTTCACCAATAACCCCGGCGCGTCCAGATGAGCGTTCCACAAGTCGAGATCATCATTGAAAGCGAAGTCATCGTTGTCCGCGACGATGAAGACGTTGTGGTGATCGAGACTGAGGAAGGCGTATCAAATTCTCCAGACGATGTGGCGGTGATCGAGGGCGACGAAGCCGTCACGGTCGTCGTCATGCCTGAGCTTGGCGTCGTCGTTCAAGCGCAAGACGACGTCGAGACTATCGCCATCGGAGAGCAAGGACCGCCGGGGCCGACAGGACCACAGGGACCGCAAGGGCAGCCGGGACCGTCAGGACCGAATGGCCCGACCGGCATTCAAGGCGTGCCGGGACCAATCGGCCCGCCCGGTCCACTCGGACCACCGGGACCCGAAGGTCCGATAGGTCCGCGCGGACCTTCGGGCGCTGCCGTCTACATCGGTGACACCGCGCCGCTCAATCCGTCTGTCGGGCAGCTATGGTGGAAGAGCAACAGCGGCGACAGCTTCATCTACGTGCAAGACGCGAACTCGTTTCAGTGGGTTCAGCAGAACACCGTTTTCGATGCGTGGTTCAATCCAGAGCTTGTTGATGATCGCGTTGCATCGTTATTGCAGGCAGGCGACAACATCGTTCTGACCTACGATGATCCGACCGGCGCGCTGACAATCAGTTCTACCGCCAGCGGAGACGGCTCTGCCGACTGGGCGGACATCACCAACAAGCCATCTACGTTTCCGCCGTCGCCTCACGCGCATCCGATCAGCGAGGTCACCAACCTTCAAGCGGCACTCGACAGCAAGCAGGCGCTCGCGGAGAAGGGCCAAGCCAGCGGCTACGCACCGCTCGATGCAAGCAGCAAGGTGCCTGCCAGTCATCTGCCTGCCTATGTGGATGACGTGTTGGAGTTCGCCAGCCTCGCGGCATTCCCCGCGACCGGCATCGCAGGCGTGATCTACGTCGCGCTCGATACCAACAAAACATATCGCTGGTCCGGTTCGGTCTACACGGAGATCAGCCCCTCACCCGGCTCGACAGATGCGGTGCCGGAAGGCTCGATCAATCTCTATCACACGACTGCGCGGGCTGCCGCCGCCGCGCCAGTGCAGAGCGTGTCGGGCAAGACCGGCGCGGTGACGCTGACGAAAGACGATGTCGGGCTTGGCAACGTCGATAATACTTCAGACCTCAACAAGCCAATCTCGACGGCCACGCAGACCGCGCTCGACGGCAAGGTCAGCGATGCCGGTGATACGATGACCGGCCCGCTGGCTCTGCCGAATGGCACGGCAGCGGCAACGTCGCTCAACTTCGGCGGCGCAGGCACCGGCCTCTTCGGGACCGCCACCACCATTCTCTTTTCCATCGGCGGCGTCACCAAGCTCAACGCCAATGCGGCGCAACTCCAAAGCACCGTTCCTATCATCGTCCCGACTGCGGCACCGACCTTCCCGGCTGAGTTGACGCACAAGAGCTACGTCGATGGGCTTGTCGGCACGAAGCAGACGCTCGACGCGACCCTCACGGCGCTCTCTGGTCTTGATGCAACGGCGGGGCTGGTGGAGCAGACCGGCGCAGACGCGTTCACCAAGCGCGCACTCGGAATTTCGGCAGGCACATCGGTGCCGACGCTGGCTGACACCGACGCGCGCTATGCGGTGATCGTTCACACGCATCTGTGGGCTGACATCACCGACAAGCCTGTGAGCTTTCCTCCGTCAACGCACAGTCATCCGCAGAGCGAGGTGAACAACCTCGTGGCTGATCTTGCCTTGAAGGCACCGCTCGTCAGCCCGCTATTCACGGGTGATCCGCGAGCGCCGACGCCAGCGGCCAATGACAATGACACGACGATTGCAACGACAGCATTCGTGAAGGCTGCGCTCGCTGCAAATCCATCGTTGATTATCAGCGACACCGCACCGCCATCGCCAGTGCAGGGAAGCCAGTGGTTTCAGAGTAGCAGCGGCTGCACTTACGTTTTCTACATCGACGCGAGTGGACCTCCCGGCCAGTGGGTTCAAACCAACAACTGGGAAAGCATCGTCGGCCCGCAAGGTCCAAGCGGCGCGCAAGGCTCAGTCGGCCCGCAAGGTGATGTCGGTCCCGCCGGTCCTGTGGGTCCGACCGGCCCGATGGGATTGACAGGCGGGCAGGGTCCGAAGGGCGACCCCGGTTCGATTGGTCCGATTGGTCCGCAAGGTCCATCAGGATTGCAGGGACCAGAGGGACCGGAAGGACCGGCAGGCGATGTCGGCCTCACAGGACCGCAAGGCGACCCCGGTCCAACAGGCGCGCAAGGTCCGATAGGTCCAACGGGCTTGAAGGGCGACACTGGCGCGCAAGGCGATGCCGGTCCTCAGGGGCCGATAGGTCCAACAGGATTGACGGGCGCAACGGGCGCGACGGGACCGCAAGGCGTTGAAGGTCCGCAGGGACCAATCGGCGCGACTGGCCTTCAGGGACCGAAGGGCGACACCGGAGCAACGGGCGCGCAAGGCGTGGTCGGCCCGCAAGGTCCGATTGGATTGACGGGAGCGACGGGCGAAGCAGGACCAGAGGGTCCTCAGGGATTGAAGGGCGACACCGGCATTCAAGGTCCAGCGGGACCGACCGGCGCAACGGGCGCGCAGGGGCCGATAGGTTTAACGGGACCGACAGGACCGGCGGGAGCCGCAAGCACCGTGCCGGGACCGGCGGGACCGCAAGGTCCCATCGGATTGACCGGAGACACCGGAGCGCAAGGTCCCATCGGGTTGACCGGCCCAGCGGGCGCGCAAGGACCGAAGGGCGATGTCGGCCCGCAAGGCATTCAAGGTCTGAAGGGTGACCCCGGTGCAACGGGCGCTCAGGGACCGAAGGGCGATACGGGCGCGGTCGGTCTCCAAGGACCGAAGGGTGACACGGGCGCAACCGGCGCGCAGGGTCCAATCGGATTGACCGGCGCAGATAGTACGGTGCCGGGACCGCAGGGACCGAAGGGTGATCCCGGCACGACCGGCGCGCAAGGTCCGCAAGGCATCAAGGGCGACACGGGCGCTCAGGGACCGGCGGGACCAGCGGGCACGATGAGCGTCGTGATGTCGGACACCGCACCGGCATCGCCGCTCGCTGGAGCGCTGTGGTTCAAGACCAATGCGGGCAAGCTGCTGATCTGGGTCGTGGATGCGAATTCATCGCAGTGGGTTCAGGTCGGCGGCGCTGAAGTGAATAAGTAGGAGACGACATGGCATTCGATTTTCCGGCAGCGCCGACCAACGGTCAGGTCTACAGCCCATCGGGCGGACCAGACTACATCTTCAGCACCGCGACAGGCGCTTGGGAAATCAAGACCAGCGGTTCGAACTCAGCGTTCGTCGCCAAGGCTGGCGATACCATGTCGGGAAATCTCGGCATCACCACGGGCGGGGCCACGCAGATTGGCCTCAGTGGCGTAACGCAAGCCGCGCTGCTTCTCGATAGCTCTGGG